AAACGGAGAAAATAATGATAATAGAATTGAAAATCTAAGATTCTTATGTCCAAACTGTCATAGTCAAACTGATACTTATGGTTCTCGTAATCAAAAGATAACAGAATCAAAATACGAAATAAGTACAGAATTATCTGAACTAGTTATGTCAAAATACGCTGAATTAAAAAACCAAAAGAAAGTTGCAGAATTATTAAATATTAAATTATCTGTAGTTAAACAAATTGTTCCAGCAAAATCTAATCAAAAATATGTAATTCAATATGATAAGGATATGAATGAAATACAAAGATTTGGAACAATATCGGAATGCTGCAATTATTTAATAAATAGTGGCTTAGTAAAAACTAAAATACTTAAAACCTGTAGAAATACATTATTAAGAAATATTGATAAATTTTGGAATAACTATTATTTTAAATTATTGGATGCTTAAAGGATAATAAATAATCTTTAAGTAGAATCTCTCTTAATTGACTTGGAAGCGAATGAGTGACAAGGCGCAAGCGTGATTGCAGCGTGAACGACTAAACAGAGAGACTGGTCTTAGGACTGGATGCGATAGTCTAATCCATAAAATGGTGTTAAAATGAAAACCTTTAGTTCTGGGTTCGAGTCCCAGTGTCCCAACATTATGGCAGCAATTGTATTAAATGGAAGTGACGTTATTGTCGTCACAAATCTTCGGAGAAAATATAATAAAATTATTAATAATCCGAATATGAAAATTCTTGAAGAATGTAATCAAGATGAAGTAGATGAGAAATTAGAACACTGGAAACAACTCTTTAAAACCAAAGAAGAAAGAGAAGAATCTGAAGTTAAATATTATTTTAAGAATAAAAAGACGAATGAGACAATCACCAGTATTTATGATAATCTAGATTATTTACGAGGATTAATAAGTAATATTGATGATTATGAAAGAACAAGCTCTTAGTCTGATACTAGAAATTAAAGAATTTATTGATAAAAATTCCGAACATAAAAATGAACAATGGTTCTTAGATTTCCTAGATGAGTTAAATGAAATTAGCGTTAGCTATTAATAAAAAAGGCGGTACTCAAAGAGTATCGCCTTAAATTATATAATACCAATCGGTTCTTTTATCTAAATTATATTGTTCTAGATTATCTAAATGATAGTTTCCATTTCGGAATTCTAATTTATTTGTATGATAGTTCCAATAAAAATTCCCAGTCCATTGGGGCAATAATAATAACTTACCCTTCTGTGCTAGTTGTATTGCTTTTTGATATTCCATTCTTTTTCCAAATATCGGTTACTGAATCTACTCCAAGTAACGCTACACAAGCTAATAAAAAGGAATCTATCATTGTTGGAGCTTGTTTACAAGTAATAGAGCAATATATAAATATTCCCATACAAACTAACCAACCTAATACTCCACATACTCTTTTAGAAGATATTCCAGAATGTGAAGTTACAATCTTAATTAAAAATTCTTTTACTTTATTCATTTCTTTGTTGAGTTAAAGCTGTTCCTCCAATAAAAGGAAGAATGCTCCATTGTGTACCATTTAATGCTCCTAAGCTTTCCATTTCTTAGCATTTACTGCAAATTGCGCTCTTTTCTTCTATAATGTTGTAGAATGAGGATTATTTAAAACATTCTTAGCATGTTCTTGAACAGATTCTCCAGCTCTCTTAGCCGACTCTGTAAATTTACCCTCATTCTTCTTTTTAATGTGAATATTTGATCCTTCTTTAAAAATCTAACATTCGATAAATTGTAAATTATTCATTTTTCATTTTAAGTATATAATGATTATTATTAAACTTGTTCTTCTACTATATTATTGATACAATTGAAAAAGAAGAAATAAAATTAGATAAATGTATATGTTAAATGTATTAATGATTTATGGATAAAGTTAAAATTACAAAGCAAAATGGAAACATTGCTTTTGAAGAGGATGCACACGTATATTTTGACGTATCAAAGCCGGAGAGAAAATTTATTTCTGTTACTACGTTAATTGAAAAGTTTGGTCAACCTTTTGACAAAAACTTTTGGAGTGCATATAAAGCATTAGAGAAATTAATTCCTAGAGATTCGTGGACTATTGAAAAGAAGTCGTTACTTAGTTCTAAAAAATTTGATAAAGAAATATTATCATTATATGATATTTCGGAAGATGCGTTTAATAAAGAACAACAACAAATTTTAGACGATTGGGATGCAGAGAATAAAAGATCTTGTGAAAGAGGTACTAAAATTCATGCAGAGTTAGAACACTCTCTTTATAAAAAACGCAAAGGTATAGAATTAAAGAAATACGGAATCGGAGGAACTTTTGAATGTGTTGAAAATAAAACTGAATTAGATTTAGATAACGGAGTTTATCCAGAATATTTGATTTCAAGAGTATCAGATGATGGTGAACTTTGTATTGCTGGACAAATTGATTTACTTGTTAAAAAAGGAAATACATTTGTTATTGCCGATTATAAAACAAACAAGAAAATTGAAATGAAAAGTTTTTATGATTCAAAATCTAGATCATCAGTTAAAATGAAATATCCTTTAAACAATTTAGATGATGTTAATTATTGGCATTACTGTTTGCAGTTATCAACCTATGCTTGGATGATTCAAAAATTAAATCCTGAATATACTATTGAAGATTTAGTCATGATTCACTTCGACCACAATGATAATATGACAGTATATCATCTTCCTTATTTAAAAGATGAAGTTACTAGAATGTTAGCATTTTATAAGAAAGAAAAGAAATTAGAAGAGAATAAAAAGAAACGTCAAAGAATAGAATATTGATTATGGAAGAAATTGAAAGAAGATATAATATTTGTTTAGTATGTCCGATTTGTGATCAAGAAGATGGAGTTTGCAATTCTCATTTATATTTAAATCCAGAGAATAACGATGTTAGTACAACTCCAAAAGAAGGATATATTAAAGGATGCGGATGTATATTGGAAAATAAGATTAAAAATAAAACTAATCATTGTCCTGCAAAGAAATGGTAAAGAAAATAATTAAAGCAATATTAACTAAACCTTTAGTTATATTAAAAAGTATATATTATCGTATAACTAATCGTAATAACCGATTAGCAAAATATAGATTAGCTATTTGTAACAAATGTGTCGATAAACGTCATAGTAAGTTTGGAGATATTTGTGGACAATGTGGATGTATATTAGATAATAAAGTTAGAATTGAAAATGAAAAATGTGTTAATGAATTATGGGACGATTAAACAGTCAAGAAAAAATTGCGTATTTAGTTAATGGAATGGAAGGAAGTGGTAAACACTTTGTAATGAATGGTGAAGAAGCAGAGAAAACACTTCATAGAGAAAAACAAGAAAAATTTAATACTACTGTTGAAGAATATACTGATAAGTTTAATCAACATTATGATAAACTTAATGAAATGAGTAAGGATATGAATGGTTTAGAAATTTTACCTATGGGAACATACGTATTAATTAAACCGTATGATAATAATCCTTTCCAGAAAATTACTAAGACTGATAGCGGTATTATTACAGATCTCGGAGGATTTCAATTACAACATAAAAATCAAGAAACTGGTGATATTGAAGATGATCAGATGGTTTTTAAAGTTGGAGAAGTAGTTGAAACTGGTTTTAAATGTGAATTTATTAAACCTGGAGATGTTGTTTTCTATACTATTTATAATGAAACGATGGTGCCTTTCTTCAAATTAGGTTTAACTGTAGTTAATGAAAATAGAATTCTTGCTGTAGTTAACACTGGACTCACAGAGCGTAAAAAGAATTTGTAATGGAAGAAGAGAAAATTTATTTTAAACCAGGAGATTGTGTGAAGGTTAAATAGCTTCCACAATCTCCTATTATGTATGTTCTTAGAAAAGAAACTACATTATTCAAAGATAATCCGAGTTTAAAAGGAATAAGATGTAGATGGTTTACAGAATCTGGTTTATTACAAGAAGCAGTGTTCTGTACTAAAGATTTAATTAAGGTATAAAAATGGGATTATTTGGTAACGGATTAAAAGGAATTGATAATGCTTGGTATGATCAAAATGCGCGAAAAGCATATTTTGATTCCGTTGGTGTAGAAAATTTTGATAAATTAAGCAAACGTTAGATGAGAAATGGATTTAATTAGTTTATACAAGGATAGCGTAATAGCTTCAGTAATGAAAACGCAGCAAACGCTTTAAAAACATTAAATCCTCAACAAGATTCTCAGCCGTATTTAGAAAATAACACAAATGACATGTTTCTTGCTGATGACAGCAATTTATTCGATAATACGCGCAGATATGAAGAAACTAGAATGTAGAATGAATAGGCTTTTAAAGATAAACAAGCTGCTGAAGAACTTGCGAGAAAATAGCGATAGATGGCTGAAGAAGCTAGACGAAAACAACAAGCTACCCAGACACCTAGTAATAACCCTCCGATAGTACAATCGTTAAACCCAAATTCACAATTAGAACCAGCTAAATAGTCTTGGGAATAGAATCCTTGGTATGATTCAAATGCTCCAAAAGGAAAAATTAAATTTAGTGGTTCGGGTTACGGTAGAAAACATCCGATAAATAATTTTTATGCATATTTATCACAAAAAGATTTGAGAAGAGATATTATTAAATAGTTAAATGACTATTATGGTGTATAGTATCGTGATGATCTCGCTGGTAGCGGTGATCCCATTAATAGAAGTAGTTTAGGAAACAAATATGACAGTTACATGAATGATTTTAAAACTATATTTCAAAATTATGAAAAAAATGACAAGAATAATTACGTATTAAAACAAGGATCACCATCAGTTTATTATGAAAAACAAGGAGGTACATTGAAAAAATATCAGCAAGGTGGTAATTTACAAGATTAGGTTGTTTAGTTAGTTGCAGCAGCTTAGCAGGGAAATTAGGAAGCTGCTCAACAGATACAAACTATTATGGAACAAGCTTAGCAAATTTAGGAAAAAGGGCAACCTGAAAATCAACAGGAAGCTCAAATTCTTTAGATTGCTGAAGTAATTCAGTAGACTTTAAAACAAGGTCAAATGGCTAAACTCGGTGCTAAATTACAGTATATCAAAAGAATGAAAAATCAATGTCCGAGTGGTACTGAATTAGCTTGGTTTAAACGAGGAGGAAAACTTTGTAAAGCGTGCCTTGCTGCACAGCGTGAACAAGAATATTTAGAAGAATATCAAGATGAAGTTTAGAAATGGAGAGCTAATTATTATAGAGGATAATGAACGTATTTAGTTTTAATAATATAACTAAAGAACTCGAAATCAATGAACCAGAATTGTTATTAATAAAAGAATTTCACGATCTAATTAAACGTGATAAAACTAAGAGTAAGGATAGAGCTATGAAAGAGTTAACTTATATGTATTTAGCTATTGATTGGAAGAGTCCTTATTCACAATATTCAGAAGGAGAGAGACATTCGGAATCTTTAATAGATTCAGGTCTCTCTGAATCTGAATATAACGATCCCATATTTAGAGAAGCTTGTAGAAAATACAGAGCGTTACAAGATTCGAATAAATCAATTAAATTATTAGAAGCTGCAAAGAAAGCGGCTGATTAGTTTATTGATTATTTCGATACTATTGTAGATTTAAATGAAAGGGATGCAAATGGTAAACCTATCTTTCAAGCTGAGAAAGTTATGAAAGAAATGTCTACCTTACACAAAGTACACGAAGAGTTAGTAACTCTTGAAGATCAGGTTAAAAAAGAATTAACTGAACAGTCTACCGTTAGAGGTGGAGCTGTTGATGGTTTTGATCCTGGAGACTTATGATTAATGACATTATTAAAGAAATCGAGAACAAAGAAGAACAATAGGATATTGAAGAAGCTAGAAAGATTGTTTAGTCTATGAGAACTAATGAATGGGATATTAAAAAAGATGAGAAAGTTGACTTTTTTGATGCAAACCTTTCATATGAAATTACAGGTTATAAGCCTATTAACGAGACTAAAGGATTAGACTTCGATCCAAATTGGTTTACGGAAGCTAGAGAAGCTTTCAAAAAGACTGGTCACTATTGTCCTTATCCTAGAGATAGTAAACGTTATCGCGATTTCTGGAAATAGGAATATGAAAAATGTAAATATGGTATGACGTCGCACGGTTATACTATTACGGGCGATAACTATTTTTTCTTAAATTATTATTAGTTACCTTTAGTTGATAGTAATAAAGCATCAGGTGAAGGTACTAAAGATGATTTCCCAATTTTCTTCGCATCTCATTATACGTTCTTTCACTACTTACAATTAGCAAGAGTATTACATAAACATGCAGCTTTAATGAAAGCTCGTTCAATCGGATTTTCAGAAATAAATGCATCTTTAGCAGCTAGACTTTATTCTGTTATACGTAAGAGTAGAACAATGATAACTTGTTATAATGATAAATTCTTAAATACTACATTTAACAAATTTAATCATGCACTAACCTTTTTAAATACTCACACTGATGGAGGATTTTTTAAACTTAAACTTATTGACTAGGATTTAAGAAAAAAATCAGGAAGACAAGTTAAAATCAATGGTGCGTTTGAAGATACAGGATTTCAATCTGAAACTATTGGAATTAACGGATCTAAGGCATCTAACATTCGTGGTGACCGTGTTGATTTGTTAATCTTTGATGAGGCTGGTTCCTGGCCTCAACTAACTACAGCTGTTGTACAAGGACAAGAGTTGTGTGAAGTCTAGGGTATGCCAAGAGGTACAATGTTATTTGGTGGTACAGGAGGAGACTTCGGATCACCTTTGGAAGGATTAAAAAAGATATATTATAATCCTAGAGCATTTAAAATATTACCCTTTAGACACAATTATACTAATGATGGAGGAACTATCGAAAGTGGTTTCTTCATTCCGTATTATTTACAATCTTTGAATCCAGAATTTATGGATCATAGAGGAGTATGTAATACAGAAGAGTATAAAAAAGTATTACAAGAAGAACGTAATAATCTATTAGCTATTCCAGAAGAATATTTAAAGAAATGTGCTGAGCGTTGTTGGAACGCAGAAGAAGCTTTTACATTGGAAGGTGTAAATAAATTTAACAAAATTAAATTAGCTGAACAGCTTTCTTTAATTAAAGTCTAGAAACAAGGACCTAGACCTGAAAAAGGCTATATAGATTATTTTTATAAAAATAACAAACATAGTATTGAAAATATTGATGGATTTAAGTGGATTCCCAACTCGAACGGTAAAGTCCAGATACTTGAACATCCCGTTTGGTCTGATTTATACAAAGAAAAATTACAGAAAGAAAAATAGCGTGCTGAAGAGAATGGCGAAAAATTCGAAATGCCTGTTTATAAAGAAATGAATAATCTTTACGTTGCAGGTATTGACGGAATTGATATTGGAGCTAGTCAAACTTCAAAAGAAACACGAGATCCTTCTGATTTCTGTATGATTATTAAAAGACGTGCATTTGGATTAAATGAACCATAGATAGTCTGCGTATATAAAGATAGACCAAATAATATTCGAGATGCTTATAAAATTGCAATGTGTTTAGCTAGATATTATAATTGTAAAATTAATATAGAAGCTACACGTGTAGGATTTGTAACATGGGCAAGAGAGAATAACGGTCTTAGTTTCTTTATGAAAAGACCTAGGGCTACTTTAACTGATATTAAACATGGTACAAGTAAACAATATGGAACTCCTGCAACTAAAACAATTATTGAATAGCATACCGATTTAACCGCGGATTTTGTCGAAGACTATTGTCACACAATATGGTTTGAAGAAGTCATTGAACAATTAATTGGATATAATGACGAGAACAAAGGCAAATTTGATATTGTTGCAGCTTTTGGTATGATGGAATTAGCTGATTAGGAATTATCAGGAAGACAACCAATAATAGTTGAAAAAGAAGTTGCAGAATTCGAAGACTTTGGTTATTATATAGACGAAAATGGATATAAACGGTTTGGTGTAATTCCAAGGAAAAATCCACAACAGTTATTTAATTATACTAATTACGATGACCCATTCAGAATTGAAACAAGTGATCCTAGATTATATGAAACAGGTTTACCACGTTGAATTCATCGGAGGTATTCGAATTACTAATCTAGATCCAGTTGGTTATAAAGTTGACATTAACTTAGATCACTCTGAAAGTCCGATAAGTATCATGGCTGATTTGCCAGACGATGAATTTGTTGAATTTATTAAAAAGGAAATAAGAACGAGAGGATTAAACAGAGTTGCTTTTACGAGAGCTACTAAACTTCCACCGTAGTAGAATTATTGTTATGACTAATTAGGAAATGATAGACAAAACTGATGAAATTATTTCGGATCTTGTAGTAGAGAAATATGACTTGCAGAAGGCATATAACTATTATGACGGAAAGCGAGATCCAGAATAGTTCAAATATCTAGAAGAAAATTACGGAATTGGTAGTCCAACATCAGTAACATTTACTCCTTTGTTAAAGAAACACTTTGACGCTTTAGTTGGAGAATACTTAAATGTTCCTATTATTCCGAAAGTATATTGCAAAGATCATGATACAATCTCTAATATCAATAGAGAAAAACAATTAAAAATAACTGGTGAAATTGTTAAATTTTTAAAAGACCATTTAAGTAATTCTTTATTGTCATTTATTGATGGAAAAGATATTACTGATAAATCTATTAAAAGACAACTTGACTAGATTATTTAGGATGTAGATGAATCATTTACATCTCAATATGAAATTGCCGCTTAGAATATTATTGAATATTTCTTGTAGTCAAGAGACATGGATGTTGTAACTAAAGTTACTACATTATTACGTGATATTTTAATTACAGGATATAGTTTCTTCTAGGCACATCCATCTTCTTCAAATACAAATGTATGCTTGGAAGTTCTTGATCCGAGAAATACATTTATTGAAACTAATCCTAATTCTCCTTACGTTAAAAATTCTAGAAAATGTGTTATCAGACGCTGGTTAGATAAAGATGATATTTTAGCTAGATATGGTAAAGAAATGAAACGTGAGGATATTAAATAGTTTAAAGATAGATGGGATGAAGATATAGCTAGTTCTCGATACAGAAGAGTCTATGGAGATAGCTGTGTAGCAGTTGATGAATCTTATGATGAAGACGATCCGCTTCCTGGACACCCTTCTGATTTAAATTTCAGAAGATAGCTTGTTCCAGTTTATGAAGTAGAATGGATTCAAGCTGATGATGATTTTGTATTACAACGTTACACTACTGTAAGAATTGGAGAAGAGTTTTATATCTTACGAGGAATTGATTAGAATGTAATTCGTACACATGATAATCCTAACGATTGTACTATTTCAGTAAACGGTGTTTACTTTTTAAATCGTACTTCAAGACCGTATTCGTTAATGCTTAAATGTATGCATTTACAAGATGAATATGATTTATT